TGGGGTGCTACCGTAAGTGGGGGTGAAGAAGCTGACGATCTTATCGCTATTGCGGCTACATACTACGGCCATGATACTGTCGTTGCGTCTATTGACAAAGACATGCTTCAGATCCCTTGCAAACACTTTAACTTTGCTACTGGTGTCTGGACTACCGTTACTGAGTTCGAGGGATTGCGCTTCTTCTATAAACAGATCCTGACTGGGGACAGAGCCGACAATATCATGGGTCTCTATCGTGTTGGTCCAGTCAAGGCTGAGAAGATGCTGCAAGACTGTAATAGTGAAAAGAGCCTATGGGAAGCAGTCCTGAAGGCTTATGATGGCGACAAAGAACGTGTAGTAGAGAATGCTCGTTTGTTGTGGCTAAGGCGAGAAAAGGGCGAGATATGGGAACCTCCCAAGGTATAAAGTATGGCTACCGATCTGGCCTTGAGTCCAAAGTATCTGCCCAACTGAATGAAGCTGGGGTTAGCTTCGAGTATGAGACCTTCAAGATTGAGTATCAGGTAAATGAGACACGGAAGTACACCCCAGACTTCAGACTTCCTAATGGCATTATTGTCGAGACCAAGGGTAGGTTTGTCGCTGCTGACAGAAAGAAACACCTGTTAGTGCAACAGCAACATCCTGACCTCGACATCAGGTTTGTCTTTAGTAACTCTAAGGCTAAGTTGAATAAAGGGGCTAAGTCAACGTATGCGGATTGGTGCATCAAGCATGGGTTCCTATACGCTGATAAGACAATCCCAGAGGAGTGGTTAAGTGAAACTGCTGAACAAGGTAAATGAGAAAGTAGCTTCTAAGTCTACGCCCTATACCCCAGAGGAGATTGACGAACATGAAAATGCTGGCCGTATTTGGGCAACTATTGCGCAGTGCAAAAGGGAAGCTCAAGAAGCAGGACGACAAATCTGGGAAGAAGGATACTGGCAAGGTAAGTCAGACGCCAAAGACACCTAAGACTTTAATCTGGGGTGTCATGGATGGCCCATACAGTGTAGAAGACTTCCCAGAAGAAGATCTCGAATACATGGGTATCGAAGATGGTTACGAGTGGATGCTGGTATGTAAGATCGAAGAGGATGGTGCCGTTGGGTTAGCTAACTTCTGGTATCAGACCCTAGATGAAGCCTTAGCTGTTAAATACTACTTCGACAGCAATATAGAACCACTGGAGATTGATAGTGACTAAAAAGACAGCAGTAGTCTTCTCTTGCGGACACAGTGACCCGTCCGTAAGCAATGAGCGTTTTGATTGGTTGGGTCGTTTTATCTATGACCTAAAGCCTGACATGGTGATTGACTTGGGTGATGGCGCTGACATGCGGTCGCTTAACACATACGACACTCGTTACCCACAGTCTATTGTCGCTCAGAGCTACGAAGGTGACATCAACACATACAATGATGCTCAAGAGCGTCTACGTCACCCTTTCAAATATCACAAGCGTAAGCGTCCCTTCTGGATAGGCTTTGAGGGCAACCATGAAAACAGGATCAAAAAAGCTATCGCGCACGACCCAAGACTGGAGGGACAAAAATACGGGGTATCCTTCGGGCATCTTCAAACAAAAGTCTGGTTCGACGAATACCACGAATACCGCAATAGCGCCCCCTCCATCGCTGATTACTGTGGGGTATCATACGCTCATTACTTTAGTTCTGGTAACTATGGCACAGCTACTTCTGGTCTACACCATGCTTATGCCGTTCTCCAGAACCGCAACCATAGCTCTACTTGTGGTCACAGCCATAAGCGTTCTGTTTACTTTAAAGACTCTGCTTATCCTAATCCGATCATTGGGATGGTGGTCGGCTGCTACAAAGGGGCAGAAGAAAACTGGGCGGGACAAGCAAACGGAGAATGGTGGCATGGGGTGGTAGTCAAGCGTGAGCTAGAGAATGGCGTCTACGAGCCTGAGTTCATTTCTATGGAGAGGTTGAAGAAGCAGTATGGGTAAGAGGTCCAACTTTGATAGGGTGCCTAGAGACTACTACCCGACCCCTATCGAAGCTGTAGAGCCTCTGATCGACCACTTGCCGTATAGTTTTGATTATGTAGAACCTTGTGCTGGTGACGGTAGGCTGGTCGATCATATTACTAAGCTGACAGGGGGTGCTGGGGAATGCCTCTACATGGGCGACATAGAACCTCAAGACCCCCGTGTTAAGCTGTGTGATGCCCTACAGCTAGACTTAGGTGGCTATGGTGTCGTTGACTTCTGTATCACTAACCCACCTTGGGACAGGAAGTTTCTTCACCCATTTATTGAACACTGGCTTGACATCTGCCCCACATGGCTACTATTTGATGCTGACTGGATGCACACTAAGCAGTCCTCTATGTATATGACCTACTGTCGGAGTATCGTCTCTGTTGGTCGTGTCAAGTGGATTGAGGATAGTGCAGGCACAGGCAAAGATAATTGCTGCTGGTATCTCTTCGATGCTACTGGTGGGTTCGAGACACACTTTCACGGAAGGATGGTATAAGATGATTAGTGGTGACGACATAGAAGCCTTTGAGAGCCTGTATGGCTACTGGGGCAGCGACTATAAGACCCGCACTCGTGTCCTCAACATGACACCTATGAGCATGGTTAAGGAATTTGCTAAGAGGACACAGCAGAAACCCGAAGCCTACCTCTATGCTGCACTGATCGCTGAGGAAGCTGACGAGTGGCGTTCTGAGTATCAGCGTGACACTGGCCCTGAGCAACTCAAGGAATTGGCTGACCTAGTCTATGTGGTCTATGGTTTTGCTAATGCTAAGGGCTGGGACTTGGATGAGGCAGTTCGTCGTGTCCATATCAACAATGTTGGCCGTTGCATTCAGCCTGATGGCTCTATTCAGCGACGTGCTGATGGTAAGATCTTAAAGAACCCAGACTACCCGAAAGTAGACCTAAACGACCTTGTATAATCGCAGAACAATAAGAGGATCTGATGAACAACTATCTACCTACTGACTACCAAGCCTTCATCCACACCAGCCGTTACTCTCGCTGGCTACCTGAAGAGAACCGCCGTGAGAACTGGGGTGAGACAGTCTCTCGCTACATCAGCAATGTTGTCGTTAATGTAACCCGTGACGAAATTATAGTGAACGACATCGAAGAGGCCATCCTTAGCCTTGACGTAATGCCATCCATGCGGGCTATGATGACTTCTGGTCCTGCTTTAGAGCGTGACAACACTTGTGCCTACAACTGTAGCTACCTGCCTGTAGACGACCCTAAAGCATTCGATGAGGCTATGTTCATCTTGCTGTGTGGTACAGGCGTAGGCTTCTCTGTAGAGCGCCAGTATGTGAACAAGCTACCTGAAGTGCCTGAGCGTCTGTTTGCCTCTGAGGACACCATTGTAGTGGCTGACAGCAAGGAAGGTTGGGCTAAGGCATATCGCAAGCTCTTGGCTCTCCTGTGGGCTGGTGAAGTGCCTAAGTGGGACGTGTCTAAGGTCCGCCCTGCTGGTGCTAAACTCAAGACCTTTGGCGGGCGTGCATCTGGTCCTGCCCCCTTGGTGGAATTGTTCAACTTCACTATCGGTAAGTTCAAAGGTGCTGCTGGTCGTAAGCTCTCCTCTATTGAGTGCCACGATATTATGTGTAAGATTGGTGAGGTTGTCGTTGTCGGGGGTGTCCGTCGCTCAGCTATGATCTCTCTGTCGAACCTCAGCGATGATCGTATGCGTCACGCTAAGAGTGGTCAGTGGTGGGAGAACCAAGGTCAACGGGCATTGGCTAACAACTCTACCAGCTACACTGAGAAGCCTGACATGGAGACTTTCATGCGGGAGTGGCTGGCACTGGTCGAGAGTAAGTCAGGTGAACGAGGTATCTTCAATCGTCAGGCAAGTCAGAAACAAGCAGCTAAGAATGGTCGTCGTAATCCTGATTGGGATTTTGGCACTAACCCTTGCTCAGAGATTATCTTGCGTCCGTATCAGTTCTGTAACTTGACAGAAGTTGTGGTTCGTGCTACTGACACTATTGAGACGCTGTCGCATAAGGTTAAGCTGGCTACCATCTTGGGGACGATCCAGTCTACCTACACTAACTTCCCCTACCTACGGAAGAAGTGGAAGGACAACACAGAAGAAGAGCGTCTGTTGGGTGTGAGCTTGACTGGCATTATGGACAACCCGCTGATGACCAGCAAGAACAACGGACTGGAGGCTACCCTTGAGCATCTTCGTAATGTCGCTGTTGCTACTAATGCTGAGTGGGCTGACCGCCTTGGCATTCCTCGGTCTGCTGCGATCACTTGTGTTAAACCTTCGGGGACTGTTTCTCAGTTGGTTGATTCTGCTTCTGGCATCCATGCACGTCATAGCCCTTACTACATTCGCACTGTTCGAGGAGATAACAAAGATCCCCTGACAGAGTTTATGAAGGACATGGGTGTTCCTGCTGAACCCTGTGTGATGAAGCCTGACAATACGACAGTGTTCAGTTTCCCTGTTAAGTCGCCAGAGGGTGCAGTTACCCGTAACGACATGACAGCTATTGAACAGTTAGAGACATGGCTTACATACCAACGCTACTGGTGTGAGCATAAGCCTTCTGTCACTGTGTCAGTCCGTGATGAAGAGTGGATGGAGGTAGGTTCGTTCGTCTACAAATACTTTGACGAGATGTCTGGTGTGTCGTTCTTGCCACATTCGGATCACACCTATCAACAGGCTCCTTATCAGGATGCGACAAAAGAAGAGTACGAAGCCTTGCTTGCACAGATGCCCACTAAGATCGACTGGGCTAAGTTGTCGGAGTATGAGACTGAGGATGGCACTAAGTCCAGCCAGACGTTTGCTTGCTCAGGTGATGTCTGTGAGATTGTGGATCTTACCTAAAACAGTAATCTGCGGAGATTATCCTGTGTATTCTCCGCAGATTTATCTTATTCAATAAGGGTGCGATATGTTCGGTAACTTATTCAGGAAAGAACTTCCTTGGATTGTAGAGGGAAAGAAGGTCTTTGGCCTACATGAGATCAACGACAATGCTAAACTAAAGGCTTGGCTCCGTAGTGATGGTAAAGCCTTGGGTGACCCTAAAGCACTGCCTTGGTGTGGTGACTACACTGAGACAGCAATTAAGAACAGCCTACCTGACGAACCCTTCACAGGGGCTGTGGGTAAGAACCCCTACTGGGCTAGGAACTGGCTTAAGTTTGGCAAGCCTACAGAACCCTGCTACGGGGCTATCATTGTGTTCTCTCGTGGGAAGGGTGGTCATGTAGGGTTTGTCGTTGGTGAGGATGCTACTGACTACTATGTGCTAGGCGGAAATCAGGGGAACAGTGTCAATGTTGTCCGCATCTCTAAGGACCGCTTCTTAGGTTGCACTTGGCCTATTACCTACAGTGGAAATAAGAGGCCACTTCCTAAGATGACACCTAATAATCTCCCTCGAACAACAGATGAGTTTTAACAAGGGGTAAAACCCTAAAAGGAGTGAAACTATGTCCGACTTGATTATCTCTGCTATGGTTGCGTTTATGTTTGGGTTTGTTCTAATGTCTTTTGCGGGGCGACGGTAACATGGCAAAGATCTCTATCGGTGCTACAGCTTGGAAACCTGAGAAGACAAAGAAGAAGACTGCTCAGGGTAATACCAACTCCAGTATCAAGTTCTCAAGCATGAACAAAGATAAGAAGCGTTCTCATAAGAAGTATCGGGGGCAGGGACGATGACAGAGTTTATTCTCGCTATTGTCGTTTCTTGTGTGATTGTGTTTCTTTTGTCGTATAGGACATAGAATGGTACAGCAGAAGCCTAAGCCTCGAACCCGTCGTGTAGCCACCAAGCATGACGAGAAGAAGGTTGCTATAGAGCTAGTCCCCCGTAACGACAAACAAGCTGACTACCTGCAAGCCCTTAAGAACTACAGTCAGGTTGTCGTCTTTGGTCCTGCGGGGACTGGTAAGACCTACTGTGTATCTACCTTTGCAGCTAACCAGTATCACATGAAGAGCATCGACAAGATCGTCATCACACGCCCTCATGTAGCCGTAGGTAAAGATATTGGTTATCTGCCGGGGACACTAGAGGAGAAGTCAGCACCTTGGGCATTGCCTGTCCTAGACGTTCTGGAGGAGCATTTAGGTAAGGGGGTAGTTGAAACTGGTCTTAAGAGTGGCAATATAGAGGTGGCACCACTAGCACTGATGAGGGGTCGTTCCTTTAAGAATGCTTTCATCATCTGTGACGAAGCTCAAAATATCTCTTTCCATGAGCTTAAGATGCTGGTAACTAGGGTAGGCGAGAACTCAAGCCTGATTCTGAATGGAGACCTGCAACAGTCAGATCTCAAGGAAGGTGATGGCTTGAGTAAGATTGTCCACCTAATCAAGAAGCATATGTTACCAGTGCCTATTGTCGAGTTCACGACAGACGATATTGTCAGGAGCGACATGACTAAGATGTGGATTGAGACCTTTGTTAAGGAGAAGCTATGATTGATAACGTGAACCACCCTGCGCACTATAACTCTGCTGGCATTGAGTGCATTGACGCTATGGAGGCTATGGTAGAGGGGGCTGACGTAGATGCTCATGTAGCCTATTGTTGGCAGAACGCTTTCAAATACCTGTGGCGATGGCCTTATAAGAATGGCCTAGAGGATCTGAAGAAGGCACGTTGGTATCTTGACCGTATCATAGACAGAATGGAGGAAGGCTAGTGCTATTCACACCTATCATCTTAGGGTGTCTTGTGGCTAACCCTATACAGTGTTCAGCTTTCATGGGCATAGGGGAAACCACTGAGGTTGCCTGTATGAACAGCCTGACTGTTGGTCTTGAGTTTATGGCAGCTAACCGACCTGACCTTTATGTCGCTGGTCTAGTCTGTATTGAGACGCACCTGTTGGATCAAGCAGCCTCAGAAAAAGAAAAAGGGATGCCCTAACTAAAGGACACCCCAAGGTGGAAATTGTTCAGTTTCTTTTAGTTATAGCTTAAGTATCACACGCAGCCCTATACGCTTGGACGAGCGTTGCCCCAGTTCTCAGTACGAGTTCTGGGGTTTCTCTTTGTGTGTCCACCAGAGCCTTTGTATGGGCCACCAGAGGGTTCTCTAGCCCCTCACAGACAGGACTACTCACGGGAAGAGAGAAAGTCGTCCAGCACCCTGAGAGAGCCATCACGGTCACTAGGAGCATTCCTGATCGCAGCATCAATCTTCTTCCTTGTCTCTAGACTGTTCTGTAGCTGTTCGATCTGTAGTTCTTGCTGTCCAATAGTCTTTATGTGTTGGGTCATCAAGTAACCACCGA